AAGGGATGGAGCGTAAGCGGAACCATTAAGATGAACCGTAAGGCAGCTACTGACGTAGTTACCGGAGTTCAGATTGCAGACATCGACAGAGAGATGCCCGTAAGAGATGCACAGAAGAGAGCAAGAGACCTCTTCACTGTTACCAGGATCAGCGGAAATGCTGTCACTTACTTCCGTCAGGGAGCATACGAAGGAAAGCCCGCTGTTACTGCTGAAAACACTAAGAAGCCTCAGAACAGCACCAGCTTCGAAAGCATCACTCTTCCTCTTTCCAAGGTCGCAGCTTACATCAAGGAGACCGATGAGATCGTAACCGATGCTCCTTTCCTTGCTGATGAAGTTGAGAACTCTCTTATCTTCGAAGTCATGAACGTTGAAGACTCTGAGATCATCAGCACCGTAGCTGGAACCACCGGCATCCTTGCTGGTACCTATGGCGCAGGCTCCGGATCTATTGCTGCAACTCTTGAGGATGGTGTTCTCTATGCAATCAAGCAGATCAAGACAGTCGGACATCTCAATGCTGATTCCGTGATCATCAACCCTCTTGATATGTTCGCACTTCAGACCGCTAAGGACGCCAACAAGCAGTACATCGGCGGTGGCTTCTTCTATGGAGCATACGGAAATGGCGAATACAAGGCTCCCGTATTCCTTTGGGGCGTTCCTGTATTTGAGAGCGCAGAAGTTGCTCAGGGTAGCGTACTTGTAACTGCTAAGCAGGCTGTCAAGATCTGGACCAAGGGCAATGACGTTGATGTCAAGCTCTATGAGCAGAACGAGGATGATGCAATTTACAACAGAGTCACCCTTGTCGGTGAAGAGAGACTTGCTGTTGCAGTCAAGAACCTCAATGGTGTATATCTGCTCAGCGCAGAATGATAATGTTGGGGCGGTGAACAGCCGCCCCTTCTTTTGAAGGAGGCAATATGGAACTTTACAGAATGCCTAACGGAGTGATCAGACAGTTTGACGGAAACGCACCCGAGGGAGCAGTACCTGTCAAGAAAGCTGTCAAAGTCGAAAAGGCAGTAGAAGAAATCGAAGAGAAAGCGGTCGAAGAGATCAAGAACAAGGCAGTCACGCCCGCAAAGAACAAGAAAGGAAGCAAGAAATGAGTTTGCTGACAAGCTGGGGATATACACTTGAAAACGCATCAGCATTGCCTATAGCGATAACCGAGGCGGAATTTAATGAATATACCGGAGGAAAATATACCGGTGACACCCGTATCATGCCCAGCGTGAAAGCGGCATCTCTTGCCTTACAGAATTATTGCGGATGGCACCTTTTCGGAGCTGAGCCCTGCAAGATTTCATGGAACATCAAAAACCGTGGAATCATCGCAACCGGCAGAGATCTGCTCATTCAGCTCCCTGCAAGGATGATCACCGGGATCACTTCGGTGACTATCGCAGGAGAAGAGACCACAGATTATTCATTCCAGCCGAGCGGTCTTCTGACTGTTTATGATGTTTCGATATGTAATCGCAGAGATGTGATTGAGGTCGAATACACAGCAGGAGTGACAAATAGTGATGCACTCAAGGAGCTGGTCGCAGATATGGCCACTTTGAAACTCGCAAAGTCCTATGGAGTTACATCAGAGGCAGCAGGCGGTGTTTCGATCACATACAATTCATCATGGACAAACGGATCCTATGATCGTGTCCTCGATAATAATGCTGCAATGCTCCATCCGTATAGGCTGGAAGGAGTTTTCTAATGCTTTCATTTTGCAATCAGTCAATCAAAATAATAAGGCCCGGTACCAAGACGATAAGAGGCTCTGAGGTTCCCGATTGGGAAAACACAGAAACTCCCGTCACTGTGGGTGGTTGTTCAATACAGCCTGCCGCCGCTACTCTTTCAGAGGATGGGCGTGTATTAGGGTTGAGCGATGGCCTGACAGTTTATGTACCGAGCGGAACGGATGTAAAAGCCGGAGATCATATTGAAGCCGATGGCGAGATATATGAGATCAACGGCATCCCGAGGAATTGGGTATCACCCACAGGGAGGGTATCAAACATCCAGCTCAATCTTAAGAGGTATTCCGGATGACAAATATGACCATCACATTCAACTCGAACGGATTTAGAGAGATCCTTTGCGGTGAAGGTGTTAAGGACATCGTTTCTGAAGAAGCTGAGAAGATTGCTTTAAAAGCGAACGCTAACTTAACAGATCCTGATAGCGAAGGATTTGAAGCCGAAGTCTTCCAGGGCTCAATGATGAGCAAATATGGATATGGCGGACGCTGGGTCGGGAGAGTTGCGGCGATGGATTATAAAGCGTCAGCTGATGAAGCGGAAATGAAATCGTTGTCGAGGGCAGTAACATGAAAATAGACAGAAGCATAGACGTAGAAGAAGAAATCAGAGTAGCCTTGAATGATTACATCAAGACATACGCAAGACCTCTTCCCGCAAATTTCGAAGTACCTTCGATCCTTGTCACAGCGGTCGGAGGAAGCACAGAGAATACTGTCGATTATTTTGATGTAACACTCGACTCAAGGGCAACAGAGGACGCAACAGCACTTGAAAATCTGAGGAATGCCGCTGCTATAGTTGTAAAGATAGCACTCAGCCAGCAGACCAAATTGAGGTTTGCAGAAATAACTAACCTGGGATCATGGGGCAAGGACCCCGTAAGACCCGAACTTGCAATGTGCACGGCACGTCTCCGTGTTCTCGCACACATAGAAACCGTGGAGGTAAACACAATATGAGCAATGCAAAACTTGGAATCGGACTTGCAACCGGCATGGCATTCCATGCACCTGCAGGAACCGCACTTCCCACTTATCCCACTGACATCGTAGGTGAAAACGGTGACGGAACCAGCACAGACGAGTTCACCGCAACAGCTGCACAGTCTTCTTTCACTCTCGGCGAGTCAGCTGATGCGATCTCCTCATTCACCATCGATGGCGTTGAGGTTGATCTTGATGATGTTTCCGTAACCGGAACCACTGTCACCTACTCCGGAACCGCTCTTGAGGGCGGAGAAAAGATTGCAATCACCTACTTCGTAGGAGCATGGAGAGCAATCGGAGATGTCACTCATGACGGTATCACCGTAACGACAGACAAGTCTGTCAACAATATCCGCAACTGGGCGAACGTGATCAAGAGATCCACTCTCTCAGAGCATACCGAGACTGTTCAGGCTCCTATCATGGATACCACTGAAGACAGCCTTAAGGTAGTGGTCGGCAAAGATAATGTGACCGTTACTCCCGCATCGGAGGCACACGGAAAGACTATCAATTGTGATCTTTCCGCAGGTTCTCTTCCTGATCCCGAGGCTTACATCTTCATCATGAAAGATGGTAACGATGTTATGGCAGTAGGTATGTCAAACGGACAGATTACCGCAGTTGATGCGATCACTTTCGCACCTGAGAACACAATCAACTGGACTCCCACCATCACCGCACAGGAAGGTGGACTCCATTTCATATCAGAAGAGGGATAAAGCATGAAAGAAATCACACTCGAACAGCCCAGAGAAGTGCTTAAAGTCAATGCTTACGATAAGACATTCAATATTCCGCTTGCAGGTTCTATACCTATGGCGGTTCTGATGCCTATCAAGAAGGCAAAGACCACAGATGAGAAACTTGATTATTTCATCAATTTTTTAAAAGAGTACATCCCCGAGGATGTATACGAAAAGCTCACAGCAAATGATTTCAACCAGATCATGATAGCCTGGGGCGAAACTTCAAAAATTGAGACCGGTGTAACGCCGGGGGAATCTTAAGCCTTGCAGTGTTCGCTGAAGAACATCACAAGGCGTTAGAGTGTGATCTATTGTGCAAAGGATATGAACTAAAAGACGTAGGGCGTTCCCTTAGCTGGGACGCTCTACTTTCTTTTATAAGCAATCTTGGCCCTGATTCATATGTGGCCAAGGAGGTGGAACCCGAATTGCACGATTGGACCACAACATTCAAAACAAACAAGATCTTAGCTGATATCTATGACGTGTTGGCGATGATAAACGCTAACCTCGTAGCATACGGATCTAAGAAACAAGCAAAGAAGCCTAAACCATATCCGAGGTTGAAGAATAAAGGTGATAAGTACGGAAAAGATCCAGTTGCACCGGTGCAACTTCGGAAGATGTTCGTAAATATGAGACGCAAGAGGAGAAGAAATGGCTAACAATATCGAAGTGGCAAGAGCTGTTGTGACCATCGTTCCCACGATGGAAGGCGCACAGCAGACCATTACAAGTGAATTGACGCAGGCCGCATCTTCTCCGGGCGTAAGTAATGCCGGCAGGACAGCAGGATCGAATTTCATGGGAGGAGTGGGAAGAGGTCTTGCAGTCGCAGGAGCTGCAACCGCAGCGGGGGAGCCGCCGCTGTTAAAGCCGGAGCACCCTTCCGGGCTGGCCCGCTCAGCGAGG